CCTGTTAATTGATTCTTAACATTTGCAGATTGTTCATGGCCATCTTCACCTATTACAATTTGTTTATATGATTCTGTTAATGTTCTATATTTCATTTAACTGATTCATTAGCCAATTTTAAGGCTTGTTGTACCATTGGGTCTTTAGATAAACCTTTTTTAAATGCCTCAATTCTTTTATAGGCTCCGGTCATATTACCACCCATTGACAAAGCAATATCTACTCCCTTGGTAATTTCAGCAGATTTAAATTTACTTCTGTATTTTTCTCTTAGTTCTTTAAATTTCATTTTATCCTCTTTTAATTTTCCTCCAGCATCTGTATATGCTGCAATTGCCATTTTTACAATCTCTTCCTTTGTTTTTCCTTTAAACTGTGGAGCATCAGACTTCATAAAGTCCTTAATCCACGCACTCAAACCATCAGAAACACTTAGTGGCATTATACTTTGGCAGCAAGGTCTTTATCTGCCTTACCCCATGTTCCTTTTGATTTAGTTACAAAGGAATTAACTCTTGCTAATCCCCATTGAACTGCAGTAGTACCTGGACGATGTCCTGATTTCCATGCTGCAACTCCTCTATCGAAAACTTTTCTTAATATACCTAAAGGCATACCAGACTTATCAGCTTTCTTTTTAAGTGCCTTTTCTGAATTTTCACACATAAAATCTTCGAATGTTATATGTTCTGCCATCTCGCCGAACATTGCTTTAAATTTCTGTGTATGTTTTGATGGCTTTGTTTTTGCCGTAGCATCACCAGGTGCAGGTTTTGTTGTTTTCTTTTTAAAATGTGCTGCACGTTTTGCTTTTGTACTCTTTGCCATTTCTTTACCAGAGGCATCTTTTGCATAATAACCTTTAGGCTGAGTACCTTTTCTGTCTTTTATATCTGGGTCCTGAGGTCCCATTTTTTCTTTGAATGCTTTAAATTCTTGGCCTGGAGTGTCGTTTAAATATCTTTTTAATCCTTTGGCTGTTCCCCAATCTCCAGCTCCACCTTCCTCAAAAATTTCAACTGCATCTAACCAAAATCTTTTCTTTACAGTTTCAGTTTGAACCATTACATAATTGGAACCACAAACAACAATTTCGCCTACTTCTTGTGATTCTTTTACTTTTACTATATCACCTTTTTTGTATAGGTTACCATCAATATAATCTTCTCTTGTTTCAGATATGGGTGGCAATTCTATGTGTTTACGGAATGATTCTTTCTTTAATCCCATGCCTTTTCTGATGGCATAGTATAATGTTTGTATTCCGTCGCCTGGAACTTCTAATGAATTATCTGCAAATCCTTGTAGGTCACCAGCCGCAACAAATGCTCTTAATTTACTTGCTGACATACCTTTCACGCCTTCTGCCTCTGGGTCTCTCTCTCCAGCAGATAGTACTCTAATTCCATCTTGGAAATTATATAAGCCGTGTCTTGATTCTACACCATTATATTTGTTTAATAATATTTCAAACTCTTTGATTCTATCTGACCCAGCAACCATAGTTATCTTTGTGAAACCTTGGTCGTATAACTTAGTAGCTATATCTAAAACAGTTCTTACATCTGGGTCTGCCATAATGTTTCTTGCATGCTTAGGAAACATTTTACGCATAAATTTAATTTTGTCTTTAAATGGTAATGGATTCTTTTTAGGGTCAACTGATTTAGAAGAGTATATGCGATATACACCACCCCTTGATAATTTTTTAAGTTGATCGAATAATTTTTCGTGCCCTTCTGTGGGTGGATTGAATCTTCCGAATACGAAAGTTACATCTTTCGATGATTCGGTTAAGTATTCACTAAATGATTGTATTGACATTTATATCCTCGGTATCCCATTAGCCTGGATTATCCCAGCCTTTTATTATATCTTTGCTGAAGTTATTAGTTGAAAATTCCATTCGGTCAACTAACTTAACAGCTCCACCTTCCATTCGATCTATTGCAACAAAACCTTCGGGGTTGGTTACTTTAAATCCGGATTTAGTTTTTAAAAACGTACCAATTTTACTTAGTTTGTTTAGTTTATTTATAATAATTAATTTACTATCTATGACAAAATTCTGTAAAATAAATATATTTTCTAAATTTTTTAGGTTTTTTGTAGAGAAAAACGATAATAATGCATCTCTTTTATCAATTTGCACTTTTTTTCCTTTATCGGTACTTCTTTTATCTATTTCCTTTGCATATCTATCAGTTACAAATTTAATTAAACCTCTTGCATGCTTCTTGGTATTTGATATTCTTTGCCCTTTTCTTACCATGGTATTATTATATATGTTAATTACTAAGTTTAATTCTTTATTCTGTTCTATTTCTCTAAGGGTGTTACTACTAATGGTACGAAATATTTTACCAGCACTTGATAGGTTAGTAGATAATTGTAAGCTATCTTCTTTTGTTAATGTCGCAGTGCCGGATAAATCTTTCATTGTTGCATCTTGCATCCATACCTTCCTGGATGGCTTAATTTTTGATACTATATCTTGTCCAAACTCTGCGGTCATGGTTTCAAATGTTGAACCTGAATATGTTGTATGCCATACTATACCAACCTTTGCTGCTTTTATTTCATTTGCTAATTTCGTATCATTAGGTATAGCATAAACAATAGTATTAGGGTGGAAAGTAATATGCTTAACTCCATCTATGTCCTCCGTTTTTATATCCTCTTTGTCAAACATAAAATCGCCTTGTATAACATCTTTAATGCCCAAGTCTTTTAAATTATCAAAAGCTAATTTAAGTTTCTTATTTAAATCACCAGAGGTATCATCATCAATATCATCATGACTTTTATATACCTTTGGATTTTTAGCGAAAATGCCTTTCTTTGCCACAAAGAATTGACCATCAGATGGGTCCTCTCCAGCAAATAAGGCGGGTGCACCGTCCCACTTAACCGTAACGTCCATTGGTGCTTTTGCGTTACCGTTCAACATATCCCTCAGTGATCTAAGCGCTAGGATAGCTTGGCGTGCACCCTTGACTCCTCCGTCAAGGATTAAATCTTCAATGTGAGTCATATGTGTATTTTTTGACTCAGCAAGATAGTTTTTTAATGATTTCATTATTGTAGTTTTGCGTGCGCTGCTGACCAATCTGACATGCTTTTTGCAAATTTTATAAGTCCTGCAGCTAAGTTATTTTGTTGTTCTAGTGGCATTTTATTTAATAACCACACCATTTCTATTGTTTGGAATCTAGAGTTAATCATGGATTTACCTTGATTTTCCTTCCATGGGACATAAGCATCTTTATTACCAGGTTTTGGTTTTCCTTTATTTAATTCCTCTAAAAAACCAACAACACCTTTTGCAAATGCTCTTTCGTATTGAGCTAAATTAGAGCCTCTTTTGTATTTTATGTTTCTCCATCTTCTCATTTTTTTCCATTTCTTTTCAACACTCTTAAATTTTTTCAAGCCATTTGGAGTTAATTCATACTCTTTTTTGCTACTGTCCCATTTAAGAATATTTGGACCACCAGCATTTTTAATACGTTCTGCATATTTACCACCTGATAATATATCTAACATCTCAAGTTTTACCTTTCCTTGCATAGCATTTTTACCAGTCCCTTCGCCTCTTATTGTATCAGTATCAGTTGCCTGGAAAATTCTAAAATATAAACTGAAATCTGGTGGTATTCCATCACCTAAAAATTCCATATCCACACCAAGTGTAAAGTTTTTACCAAATTGAGATTTAATATTATTAACTTTAATCTCTGGATTTTCTCCTGCATTTATATATGATAATTTACCGGTTCCTTTTTTAAGAGAAACACCTACGATTCCTTGTTTTTTTATTACTGAATCATATAAGTATTTATTTAAATCATCTATATTATCATGGTTTGGAAGGTCCTCATAATATATCCATATGTCTGCAGGATTCCATTTATCTTTATCTGGATTTTTACCACCCCAAGCATCTTCTGCTTGAAATAAAGCCTTTGCTTGAGTCCAAACATCAATTGAACTTCTATCCATTTCAATTCTTTTTGGTTTTGTAAAGGCCTCTTTAAATACTTTTGTTTGTGCTAAATGAGAATCAAACCAATCATCTTTTTCTTGTAGATATGCAACCAATTCCTTTGCCTTAACGATAGTAAATTCTTTACCATCTTTATCAACACACATTTTAAATGTAGTTGCCTCTTGACATTTTAATATAATAGAATCTTTATCCTTTCCTCCATTATACATTGCTGCCATGACTAGCATTAATGATTCTTCGTTTGAATCTGTTGAGGCTGAACCTCTTCCCGCAACTGGATTGGAAAGTGTTACACTCATTGATTTACCATCTAAATCAAATGAAAACATATCATATGCAGATGATTTATTATTTCCTGTGTTTGGAGCAACAACCTCTACATCACTATCTGCCACTTTTGATACTAATTTTTTAAATTCAGCACTTGACATACCACCAGTATTGGTGACCCTTTTAGGGTTTGAATGTTTATCAATTCTTGTATCTAAACCAACCAACTTCTTTTGAAGTTCGGCTTGTGACATTTCATTTAAGTGTTTTGTAAATCTCTTCATAATACTTCCTATATTATAACACTATTTATAACATTTGTAAAGTGAAGAGCTACTTATCAAAGAATTTATTAGGTTTAATGTTTCCTTTAGTATCGAATCGAATGATTCCGTGGGTGTGTAGTTTATCTACTGTCCTAGATGCTCCTTCTTTAATGCCAGATTGATATGACTGCCAAGAAGCACCTATTAAACAGATTGCGAATACAATTATTTCAATCACAATAGGACTCTTTTCAGATTAGTTTCATAGCCTTTTTTCTTTAGACCAACCTGAAATAGAATTGCCTCTTGTATTTTTGCGAATGTATATTCAATTTGTTTTACATTTTTATCAGTAAATGTTACTTTAAATGCTGGTATTTTATTCATTATGCCTCCAATAACTCTAAAAAGTCATCGAACACACCTGGATTATCGCCACAGACTCTTACGATATTTCTTTTAATTGTTGATACATCATCTTCGTATCCAGCTTGTCTGCGGTCTTCGATTCTTTGTTTTACAACATCGAAATCAAATTTAAATGGGTCATTATATATTTTAGGTTGCCATTTAATATGTTGTAAGGTATCAATTCCAATACCTTTATATTTTGTTCTACATTTTGTTTTTTTCACGATTCTAAAATCAGCCATATTATACTCCAAATAAATTAATAAAAATGTTGGTGGACTTTTCATTCCACCTTGTATGTTCGGCCATAAACCCCAGTCGCTTTAATACAGCCGCTGGTGCCGTAATCATATTAGAAAACAATTTCTCTTGTGATTTTAGATTCCACAGCCGGTGTATTGGCCTCTAACCACTTACTTAGGCCTTTTGGACCATAAACAAAGTCGCCATCTTCCATAAGATATTCGTCTGTGTATTCCTTACGCTTGGTTTCAGATGACATATCGCCAACCCAAGCTTCGATTCTCTCTAAGATTTCTTTACGCATCCAACCATCTTCACGGTTGTCAGTAACTTTCATAAAGCTAGGTGAGCCATCCTCGTTAAGGAAATGAAATTCTGTAACTGTTTCTCCTGCTGGGATATTTATCTCTGACCTTTCCACAACATCAAAATCAATGATGTATTCCTCACAGCCGCCATTGGACTCTTCGAAAGATGTACAAATAAAAGGCCTTACCCTAGCAACTAGAGTTGCGACCTCATTCTCGTTAAGGTCACCACAGTTAGGTAAAATAAAAGTGTTACCACCCTTGAACTTCATATATGGGTCAAGCCTATCGCCGTAGTTTTCCATATACTGGGTGTTTATAACTAAATTTTTCATTACTTTACCTCCGCGTAACCAGCAGCTTTTCCATAAAAGCCTAATGATTCTAATTTTAAAACAATTTCATTGAATGTAGCACCTTTGCTATTCTGTGGATAAATACCAACTGTCATTGGGTCGTTGATAAATAATTGACATCCTTCCCATGTAGGATTGTTAGCAATATAATCATTGACGATTTTTTTGCCTTTTGTGAAAAGAGATTCATCTCTTGTTCTTACTTCGAAATCTACGATTTCGTATCCATCCATCGTTAGTGATGGTTCTGGTTGGTTGCCTAGTATTCTTGCATTTAACATATTTAACTCCTTATCATTAATTTTAAATATAGGTATATTATACACCATCTAGGAGCAAATGTAAACACGCTAATGAAAATAAAGTATATAAATTTTATATATATTTTGTGGGGATATAAAAAGGGGACTTTGAAAGTCCCCCATGAATTGTCATAATTAAAAGGTTATTATACTTCTTTTGCAATAAAAGTGTAAACACCATAAGCTAGGGCTACCCAAGCTACTAAGTCAACAAGTCCACCTAGTAATAGGTAGGATAATGATAGGCCGACAATAAGTCCACCGTCCCAAGATGTGCGTTCTGCCCATCGGTCCATTAACCATGCTTTTGCTGTATTTAACATATTCATATAGTTCTCCTTTATATTTTAAAGTTGGCAAAGGTATCTTCCGAATCTCTATCGCCAAATTTATTTATTGGTTTATCGGGAATTGGGTCTGACATAATATCTGCCTGAGCCGATTCCTCCACATCATATAGTTTCATGCGGGAACGGTCCACACCAATCACAAATCTTTTGTATTTGGTAGGATCGTTATAACGATTTTTCAATTGTTTTACCAACATTTGGCCAAGTTCCTCTAGTTCCTCTGTTGAAATAAGAGCGAACATAAGGTCTGCCGTAGCTGGTAACCCAAATGATTCAGATGTATCCTCTAGTCCGACATCGGTATTTGAATACCCAGACCTTGTAGTCTGTGTTGCCGATACTATTGGAACATTGAATTCCACAGCCAAGCCACGCAATTCCTCTGCGATAGCTTTTATGTATGAATAACTATTTATACTCCCACCAAGCCCACGCATGCGGCTAGAGGCACAAATATTTAAATAGTCGATATATATCATATCTGGCTTAAATGCTTTTTTAAGTTTTAATTCGTTTAGTAATGCTCTGAAATGTCCGGTATGAGCAGAGCCTGTAGGATATTCCTTAATGATTAGTTTACCTATAGAGGCTTGAGCGATTTTCTGTATTTTACTATCAAAGGCATGTTTACCAATTCTCTGTAATTGTTCAATAGGTAAATCCATTAGGTTTGCATCGATACGCTCTGCGATTCTTTCTTCTGCCATTTCCATGGTAATATATAAAACATTTTTGCCTTGCTGTAGGACTGATGCAGCACAGTGACACATAAATAACGATTTACCGACACCAGTCCCTGCAAGAGCAATATTTAAAGTTTTATTAGGTAATCCACCCTTTGTTATTTTATTGAAATAATCCAAATCAAAAGGGGTCCTAGATTCTTTTTTGTTATAGAAATCAAATCGTTCATCGGAATCATCAATATAATCATGACCTATTTGTTGGTCAAATGAAACACCGAGTGCTTCTGATAGTATTTCTGGTATGGAACCTTCTGTT